TCCTTCATTAGCCCAATATGTTCCTGTATCATCAGTATCGTTTAATATATGATTACCTAATGATAAGAATGTAGTTAGTCCACTAGCACCTATAGAAGATACTCCTGTACATCCACATCCTAATGTTGTACCAGTTGTTCCAGTAGTAGTTGAGCAACTAGGTTTAGTATCAAATGCACCAGTTCTATCTATTGTTATACCAGATCCGGGTATACCTTGAATACCATTATTTCCTCTAATGGAATCTAATAATATTAAATTAGTCCATGTAGTTGAGCCTACTACTCTCCACTGTAAATACTCATCAGTAGTTTGTAATTCTATATTTTTACCATTTTCAGCTACAATATATTCAGGGATTTGCCATTTAGTATCTCCAGCATGACGTACTTTTCTATATTTATGTCCTGCTAATGTACCTACTCCTGTAATAGTATTTAAATGTTCATTAGGATTAAATGATACTTCGAAATTAGTTTGACCATCAGCACTATATAATATTTCTTCAATATATACTATAGTCCCATCATATAATCTAAAAATTCCTTTATCGTTTGATATTTGGTTTGCCATTATTTATTAATTATTAATAATATTCTATTCAATTTATCTAATGTATTATTACATTCAACTTCATTACCTTCTGCTGCAACTTGTCTTAAATAGTCCATTAGAGTAATTGCTATTCTTACTTGCTCTACATCTCCATCACACGTATCTCCTGTAAAAGTAATATCATAGTTACCAACTTGAACATTATATCCTGTACTAGTTATTAAGTCATTAATTTGTGATTCAATAGTAGAATATACACAAAATTTATGTTCTTTACTAATAATATTATTAATAGTCCAAGTTAAAGTATACATTCCATCTGGTAATATTTGCGAATTTCCTAATCCTAATACATCACTAGTAATCTCATATATTTCTTTATCTCTATGATAAGTTAATACATGATTTAAACAATCTAATCCTAAGACTTGTTCATTTGGTATTTTACTACATACTACATCTAACGACATTTGATATATATCTCCTATAGTATCAACTTGTGTAGATAGTGTATTATCAAATACCTTTATAGTATAATTGTCGATTTGCTCTAAATAAAAGTCTAGTTCCATAATATTAAAAAAGGGTAGCCCAACTATAAGTTAAACTACCCTTTGAAAATTAAGTTATATACTATTAATATGTAGTTACAGCGGTGGCTTGATCTGCTAAAGTACTAGGCAGAATAGCATCTAAAACTGTTACATAACCATAACCAGTAGCAGTAGCTTTAGTTTCTGCTAAACTAACGGCAGAAGAACCATTATCTGTATAAGTTACAGGAATAGCTATAATAACATTATTACTATCATTAATTACATTGATAGGGTTATCTTTATATTGTTTTCTGATTTCCATGTTAAGTATAGAATATACACAGGAACTACCATTCAAATCAGATACTAATTGACGATGTAGTTTTTCAGTTGCGATACTTTCACGATATTGTTTCTCAACTCCATGAAATCCTAAGTTTTCATGTTCAATTTCACTAACTCGTTCATAAGTACCTACTCCTTCAAATGCTCCAAAATCAGGTATAATTGTACCTGCTTTAACATAAGTAGTAGTTGTAGTAGTTAAACCTTTTTTATCAATGCCTATATTACCAACTGCATAAGTTCGTACTTGACCAGTTACATTAGTATTAGTTTGAACATCAAATCTAGTTTTTCTATATAGCCACAAATTAGTAGCAAATATCTTAGATAAACCAGTTATTTGTAAACCAAATTTAGCAGTATTATAGTTAGCAACTGTTCCTACATAAGTAAAACAAGTTGTTGCACTTGTGCCACTATATACTGTAGCTGTTGTACCTTGATATGGGCACATTAAGTTACCAGTATGTGCAGTAGAATCATAATCTTTTACAACATATAATTTACCAGCAATACTTAAAATAACTCCAGCAACCATAGATGCATCTGCTGCACCACCTAATACAAAATATGTACTTTCATTAGTAACTGCGATAGTTGTATTTAATGCAGTTTTACTACCAGCCCCACAATCACTGATTACTTCAATTTTAATTGGAATATCAACATGTGAATACCCAGTAATAGTTTTTACAAAAGATTTATAAATAATATCTTGTAGTGCCATTACGATTTCAGCTTGAGATACACCTGTAGAAGATAAACCTAAAGCTAATTGACTATTACTACCTTGTACATAAGATGCAGTTTTTGGTCGATCTACTCCCATATAGAAAGGATCATCGTTTCTCCAAATACTTACTTGATATGTTCCAGTAGATGTCAAAGTACTAGTAAATGTACTATCAGTTCCATTATAACCTACAAATGTAGATTGTTCTAATGCAGGTCTATAAGTTGATACTTTATAGTTAGTAACATCTGCAACAGGAATTGACACTGATTTATATACTGAACCATCTTGTCGTGCTCTAATAACGATAGTATCAGCAGTATCACTAGCATTAAGGACTAATCCTAATTCATTAGTAACTACAATTGCACCATCTTCAATGTATGTAGCTGTAGTAGTAGCATCCCAAATTTGAGAGTTAGCTGTTCCATCAGGAGCAGTCATAGTACTACGTTGTACAAATACAGTTTTTAAATTTGAATCCATTTATTTAATTGTTATTGTTAGTCTATTTATTCGTTTTCTTTATTCTCTTTATCTACAACTTGATATTTCTGTATACTTGGGATAATAGCTTCTGCCGCAAATCTTAATGCTAATTGTATCACTTCATAATGAACTTGTGGATGCAATTCGCAATGAACTTGCTTGTCTGGTCTTACATAATCCACCACTATTTCATTTGGTTTCTTTATATAAGTAACATTATACTTCTCTACTTCCCAACCTTTACCAGGTAATAGTTGTAATATCCTACTTCTAGTACCATTAAAATACCAGTCTGGGTTAATTAAAGGGGTTGTTGTACTACTATTACGCGCAGCAGTGCTTGAACGAAATTCATTAGTATTCCTATATGATAATAGAGATGTTGGTAATGATTTACCAAATTCTTTCTTCCATACTAAATCAAAATAAGGTTGCTTAAACGAATTATAGATTTGGTCATTGTACAATTCGTTAGGAATATTATCTACTCTAACATTGTATCGCCATTGTTTATTTGTTCCTGTACCGTATGATAAATCACAGTTCTGAGATACTATGAATAAGACTTCATCACGAAGCTCAACTAATACACCGTATTTCATGTCCTCTGCATCTGTGATTGTACCATACGTAGTTTCATTATCTGTTATACCATCAGCGTCTTTATCAGGATTTCTCATAGCTCCATTAACATAAGTACCTCTTACGAAGTCTCCATAATTAGTACCACCTATATCTCGTATTTTAAAATACAAGTCAGATGTAGTGCCTAATAATGGTGCTAAGTCTAATATTCGTTTATTATCACTTTCTAAACCTTTTTGTTTAGTATTTCCATCAGGAAATGTACGTTTATTAATAAAGTCAGTCATTCCCATATTTAAAAAGAATGACTTTTCTCTACTATTAAACTGTCGATTTGTTCCAGTACTAGCTTCGAATAATAGTTGTAAACTATCACCCATTGAGTTAGCTGTCATATCTTATTTTAATTGTAACTTTATTTGTGCTTTAATATGCTCTCGTTTAATTTGATTAGCCGGATTACGTAAAAAATCTTCAACATCTTTTAAACTCTTACCTATTACTTCATTTACTGAATTAGTATATTCGTTCAATGAACTATTGTATTTAATCTCCCCAATTGAAAGTGCATCTTGAATAACCAATTTTAATTCGTAACTAGCTAAATCTTTTTTAACCATTTCTACTAATTGATGTACCCTAGTTCTACTTTCTCTTGATTTAATCAAACCTTTTATTTCATTATAAATCCAATCTGAACTAGCAGATTGTTTATCTATTCGTTTATTAGTTTTAAAGATTAAATTAAATGTACGTAAGAAATTATATAATTTTTCTTTATTATCTTCAATAGTGTAAAGGAATTTAAGACAATCATCTTCAACTTTATTACCATCTCTATCAGATGTTTCTTGTACTTCATCATCATCTAAATAAAACCAATGTTCTGCTTTATAATGTCCTTCTGGATTTTTTTCACTAGCTACTTCTGGTGCAACTAAACACACTCTCCATGCTAAGAAACCATCTGGAGTACCTAAATCTAATTCTGTAAAAACATCACCAATATCATCTGAATTTTTACTAACTTGAATTCGTACTTCATTTAAGTAGTTATCATTTGGTTTATTTATATCCAAATTAACTCCTAATGCTTTTTCAAGATACTCTCGTTCTTCCCATGTTAATGGCTCTACAAATCTACCATTGTCATATTTAGGGCATATAATACTTCTTGATGTCCCAGTTAGCATTATTTGTTCACTCTTGATTCTATCTCTATCAGTTCCTACAATAAAAGGAGTTTTTCTCACAGGTACAGGACGTACTTTTACTATTTTTCCAGGTATTAAACAGGATTTAGGTGTAGTATTTTCTACTACACCTTTTCCACTAGCACTCGAATTTGTCATGACTTTTTCTTTTTGTATTTATTATACTATGTTTTTATTATCTGTAAAGAACAGCAGGTATTAATCTAATAACCTTAGTAGGATTCCAAATAATAGAACCAATCCAAGACATATAATGGATAACATCCATATCTGTTTCAGTTGATACTATAGCTGGCATCTTTTCAGAACCACGAGATCCAAATGCTGATCTAATACCTAATTGTAATGCGTAAATATCATTCTCACCTTCTAATTCTACACGTTGGATATTTGGACGACCATTAGTAGTACCAAAGTCTAAAATATCATATTCGTATGAACTAGCACGACCACCATTTTGATATAACAATTTATTACGAGTTGGATTATCTTTATGTGGAGCATGCATGAATGTTACTTTAACACCATTAACATCAGCATAACCAGTAATCTGACCTAAGTTTACATGAACTTTATTACCTGACCATTGATAAGCACGACCAGTAGTATCCCCCATATAAGCTGGAGTTGTATATGTAGAAATCAAATCTCTACGTAACATTTTATGCAAATCTACTAGACCATATTCACCTGCCATAATTGTAATAGCACGTTTATCTTCAGGTACTTTAGTTACAGACGCATCCAAAATAACTTTAGTGATATAATCTACTGATAAACCACCTGGATAGTATGGGTGAATATTACCTGCTGACATAAGTTCATATAATCCTGAACCTTCATCTGCTGGCATACCTGTTTGTGAATCTACGTTAGCAGTTGTTCCATCAGCTAATTTGTTAGATTTGTCATACAAGAATTTTTTAGCTCTATCAACTCTGTTCATTTTTAAAAATGTGTACCAATATGCATCAAACCAAATTTTGTGTTGATTACCATCAGAATCTAAGAATTTGAACATATAAACATTATCACCATATTTACCTTCACGATAAACTGAACCAGGTACTTTAATCATAGTACGGAATTGAGACATTCTATTCTCAAATTCAAATGGACTAGTAAATGTAGGTTGATAACCATCACGTGAAAAGTCATTTGCAACCAAACCACCATCACCTGACCATCTTGTTCCAGCTTTTAACTCTTCTTTAGGAATATATACCCCATCAGAACCAGTTAATTGACACCTGTATCTCCAACGTCCAGCTTCAATCATTGTAGGTTCTTCAAGAATCCATAATCTATATAGATCAGGTTTCATACCTACGATATGTTGTTTACTACCAAACAACTTTTCTCCAAAATCTAAGAAGAAATCTGTAGAGTTTGCACCAATATAAGGTGTAGATGTACCTACAGGAATACTACCTGATTTATCTTCCCATGCTTGAATTAAAGGAATATTCTTCTCTGTCATACCAACACCTAACCAACGATATACTCTATCTTTAGCTTTAAATACAGGATATTGATTTACATGAGAAATAATATCGTCTCCAAAAGTAGATTCGAACATTTTCTCTACCATATCAGATGCATAATAAGGCATCTTTTTATACATATTGGCTAAGTGGGTTTCCATTGTTAACCCAGTATGCCATTGACCCTCATATAATTGAAAGGGTCGAACTTGACCTTTTTGTACTGCCATTGTTATTTATTTATTGAGTTTAAAATTTTACCGTTTAGCAAACGTTTTCATGTAACTCTTAGCGATACTTCCACCAATGTCATCATCATTATTAGTTAAATCAACATTAGTCTCACTACCTTTACTAGGATTCTTTAAGAACTGTGACTTTAACTCCTTAACTTTACCTGTTTCAATATTCTTTATAATTTTATCCCAATTTCCATCTAAAATACCATAATGTGCTAATGCAGATAATAATATTCTACTTTTTACTGGGTCTTGTGATAATTTATTAAATACATCATTAGATACTGCTAATTTAGTAATTGCTTTTTTGTCACTTTCTTTAAGTTTAATCGTAGGAATAAGTTCTTCAGATTTTAGAATAGTACTAGAAATATTATGGTATAATATCTTTTCTTGATCTACTCTTTTTTGTTCTTTTTCTTTAGCTTCCTTTTTTAACGTTTCTTTTTGTTGTTTACTTTGTTTTTGAAGTTTAGGATATATTTTTTCTACTTCAATATTAAATTCTTCTAAATCTTTTGCACGTTTCATATTACGCATAATATCTTCATCGTCCATATCTTTAGTTTTATAAAAATCAATATATGCTTTTTCTTTAGCTGTTTGATCTTCTCTAATTTTATCAAATTCTATTTCATCATAATTATTTTCTTTAACTGTTTTAAAGAAATTTAATGCGTCCCCTCCTTCTTCTAAATACGTAAGTAAACCATTATATTTACTATCCATATAATTATGATAATCATTTTTATATGCGATAGCTTCTTGTTCAAATACATTTAACAAATCTTCATCAGATTCTACATTTTCTGGTAAATCTATAGTAAGTACTTCTTTCTCTTTTAACCTTTGGAGTATAGGATTATAATCTAATTCATAAGTAGGAGCTTCTACTTCTGCTTTTTTATTATCCTTTTTAGTTTCTACTTTTTTCTCAGATTGTTTAGTCTTTTTATCTTTAGATGTAGACTTGGGTTCTTCTTGTTCATCTTCATCATCATTCTCTGGTTTTATAACATCATCATCATCTTCTGTAGATAAAAGAACTTCTTCTTTTTCTATAGGTTTCTTTTTAGATGTAGCTTTAATAGTCTTTTCTATTTCTGCTGTTTTATCTATAATTTCACCACCTTTAGGAACACTAGATATATCAGTTCCATCTCCTTCAAACATTTTAGGTAGATTAAATATATCATCATCTGGAATAACCAATGTTACTTGGTCGTCATCATCATAAATAGATTTTGCCATTTTTTTTAAATCTCACAAATTTAATTATATTAATTGTCATTTTACAAATTTTTAGAGTCAAAATAAACTTTAATTATAGCTATTGACACTATATTTTTATTACAAATAGATAACTATTAATTAGTTGTACTTTTTTTACTATGAGCTATCTTTAATTTAGTCTGATTATCTTTTTCAGTCAAGTCTAACTGTAGTTTACGATCTTTTTCTGATTGTGTTGCATCATGTGTTCTTTGTTTTTCTTTATCAGTATTAACTAATTCTTGTTTTTTTAATTCTATATCATCATCTATACCATTTAAATTAGTATCTTTATAATATTGACCAAATACATCAGCATTAGCTTTATCTTGTAATTGCAATTGTAATTTCATCATATCAGTTTCTCTTTGGAAAGCCATTTCTTCTAATTTATTTTTATGCTGTAATGCTAACATTTCTCTTTGTACATCTAATTGTTTTTGTTGCATTTGTAATTGTTGTTGCTGATTTTGTTGTTCCATTTCTATCTTTTTATTTTCTCCAACTTTTAATCTATTAATCATATCAGTTGGACTATTTGACAACATCATTTCAGCTACATCAGATATTTGTACTGACCCATTTTGTACAGCTCTACTTAATATATCACCTTTTAATATACGTTCAAATTCTTGTAATTTATACGAATTAGTTATTTGTATATCATATTCTGCTTCTGAAAATAATGCACCATCAATCTCTATTAGTTTTATTTGTTGGTCATCTAGTATATTTTGTACTAATACTTTTTTATCTTTTAAACACCATTTAGCTTGTTCTAAAAAGAATCTTAATACATCTAGTTTAAATTCCTCATGCATATTAAACAAATCCTCTGTTTGAGTTGCTGAATACGCTACAGCTTGATTACTTGTACCTAATCCTTGAGAAGGTGCTATATCACCTTGTCTTTGTGGGCTAACTCCACTAAGTTTATCTATTTTAGATTCTATATACTCTAAATATCTTATTATTTGGTCAATCTCAGTAGTAGCAGTCATATCTATATAACCAGTTTGAGACTGCATATTACCTACAGCATGTCCTTTATTATCTTCTTGAAAACTATTACGTAGTGCTATACGATGTGTTTTTATAAAATTAAACCAACGTTTTAAATCCCATTTACTACCATCTTCCATCATACCTGTAGGAATACTAGCAGTATCTATATTGGCAATTCTACCTAAGTTAGTTAACCATAGGTGTTTTAACTTTTTAGCATATACTATATATTCATAAGCAAATTCTTTAATAGAATCTACTATACTATATGCTCTACCACTATTAATATTAGATACTATACCTACATAAGGTGGTCTACATATTGCTGGATTAGTTATACTTCTATACTGAACTTCATTAACTTTAATATCAGCATAAATATCATATCCTATTTTAATACCAGACATCCACTCATTTATCCAAAACCAATCTACAGTTTCTCCAACATCTTTATTAACTTTATACCATTCAGGTACAAATTTATGCTGAGTCTCTCCAAATTCATCTGGATAACTTAAATCACCAATTTTACGTTGAGACAACCAATTTACTCTTACTACTAGAATATTACCTTGTCTATCATACCATGTATAACCAAATGGGGAAAATCCTGTTTCAGAATATGACATATCATCTAATGGTAACATTACATTGTGTATATTTACAAATGGTGCTACTTGTGCAGTTTTAATTAAACTACCACTAGATGTTGTCCCATAATTAAGATAATTTTCTAATTTAATTAAATCTTCTTCTTTTATCTTTTTACCAAATTCTGTTAATATAGCAGATATACTATAGTATCCCCATTCTACTATAATAGTAGCATCTTGTATTTTATTAGACTGCCCATTACCATACCACATTATTTGTAATGGATTAGTTTTTCTTATATAAGGCTCACCGTTAGCATCTCCTATATATACAGATTCTTCAGCAGCTATACATAAATCTTTCCAACAATCATTCATCTTCCATTTAAATTGTTGTTTAGGTAGAAAATGTTTTAATGTATTATTAGCCATTGTTTCATGTATAGTCTGAGCATCTTTATTTTTCCATTGTAATAGTTGCTCAGTTCGTTTCTTTACTTCATCTTCACTTAATTGCTCTTGTAATAATTCATCTAAAAATTTATTAACTTTATCTTTAATAAGTCTTTCCTTCTCACTTACTGCATCTGCATTTACTACATAAGCTCTAGGATCAAAATTACGTTTTAATTCTTCACCAAATAATGTCTTTAATGGTGCTAATATAATAGCATACCCATCTGAATCTCCAAATAATTCATATACATCATCATCCATATCATCCTGTTCCAACATTAATGGATTAAGATGTGCTAGTAATTTTTTCCTATCAAATTTGCCATGAACTATACTATAGTTCTCTACTTTATCTTGCTTACTCTTTCTCATATAATCATTTGTGTAGAGTACTTTATTAATACCGCCATCTACACAATCTTTTTGCCATTTTTCATCTTGTTTCTTCTCAGTATCAACTAATTGACTTGGGAATACACTAGATGTAATACTTAAACCTGTTATCATTATTTTAATTATTAAATTTCAATTACCAGCAAAGATAATTATAAATTCTCATAAAAAAAAATTGGTATAGATAATTTTTTTAATTATGTACTTTTATCATACCATTTCTATCTATAGTTATAGCAGGTTGTTTAGTTCTATTACCAGATAATTTATGCCAAAATGGATCATTTAATACACTTTTATGAGTATTTGTTCTATCCTGAACTATCTTAACTTTTTCCTCTAAATGTAATAATGCATAACTTAATGCGTCTATTCTATCATAATTACCTTCTTTACACCACTGTTCCATTTCTTGTAGTAATGGAATACTTCTGATAGTGTTACACATGAATCGTGTCTTTACTTCTCCATTTTCCGTTACTTCATTCTCTATAACTTCTTCCATCCATTTTATTATATATTGTCTACCTAATGCTTTAACTTGCCCACGTGGGTCAGATTTAACACCTATATTATTACCCATTCCCCTAGCACCTATATTCATATCCCTAAATAATGATGGAGTTTCAGCTAATAAATGTGTACAATTATATTTATTAAAATGTTCAAATACACCTACTATATTTACTTCTAATAGTGTTTGACAATTATAAAATAGTAATAATCTACGTAATTGTTCATAAAATGTAGCAGCTAATCTTGGTCTACCTGTATATTCAGCTACTATACGTCTAGTAAATCTATTTAATATAAATGTACTAGCTAATGAAAAATTATCCTTCACATCATCTCTATCAAGATTAATAGGATCTGTTCCTGCTACATACCATCCAAAACCTATTTTTCCTTTACTATCTGGTACAGGCATTTCATAAATAACTATACACCCATCTTGTTCCTCTAGTCGTTTACCCTTTTTAGTATCAAATTCCATTATAGGTTTTAATATGGGGTTTACTTTAAAGTCTACTATACCATCAGTTTTAATTATCATCTCTCCTACATAAGCACTCCCTTTATATATAGGATTAACCATTAACTCTGCTTTTTGTTCACGTATCATTTGTAGATCAAATGGACTACCATCAGTTCGCATAATAGCATCATCTATAGTAAATGGATGCTCTGCCATTCTTTGTCTTAATACTAATGGATTACCTTTTTTAGTCTCTCTTTCTTTTAACTCAGATTGTAGTGCAGTACATATGTCTGAATTACCATGTTTATCTATATTACCTTCTCTACATATATAATCTGGTACAAAAAATCCTATTCGTTGTCGTATCCTATTTCGTTCCCATATATTAGGTATTCCATATATATTAAAACTATTAGGATCTCTAGTCATACGCTCTAACCCCTCAAACCCACTACCAATTGTGCCACCAGTTCCAAACGATATTAACTGTCCATACACATAGTCTCCAGCTTCTACAGAACTCCTACTAATCTCCCATGCTTGTTGTATACATGCATTATTACCTGACTCTTCGTATAATATTAATTGACCCCTAAGCCCTCTCATTTTATCTGGCTTACCTTCTAGTGTTATAGCTATCATTTCTGACATATAACCTTTTTGTATTTTATTACCAGTTTCAGGATCAGTTTCCCAATATGATGTTCTTCTTAACTCATCAGTATCTTTTACTTGACGCCTTTTACCAAATGCTGTAAATTCATCTATAAATGCTAAATGTTCCGATACCTTATTAATTAAACCATCTTTTTTAGTTAGATAATCCCATGATTCCGCCACAGCATATCCTTTACTCTTTGGTATCATATAAAAATTACGAGTTAACATACTCATAGCTTTAAATGAAAAACCAATACCTCTTTTCTTTAAACAACTAGCATGTTGCCCACGATTTCTAGCTTCATCTACATATAAAAACCAAAAATAGTCTATATCATATATATCAGGTAATGCATAAGTACGTTCTGACATTACTTTACCAGTTATAGGATTTTTACCTATTTCTTTTACTCTATGTATTGGACTAAATGTTAAATACCAATAATAATATCCTGTTATTTTCCATATTTGTCTATCTATATCACAATCTATACCATCTATACATTTACGTTGTTCTGACTCCCAAAATTTAAAATATGCACTATCTGGGTGTCCATTATATCGTAAATTAGTATAATATCCATTTTCTTGAAAGAATTGTCTAGTAAGCAAAAATGGAGAGAAGTCTGGTAACTTTTCTCCATTACAAAAATGCTGTACTATTTTATATTCAAAACTATCTGGTGGATATGACTGCCCTAATGTAGTTGATAACTCATTATCATCTATTGGTATAGGGATATTAAATTCTATTATATTTTCTGGTATATCATATTTCTTTATAACTTTTTCCATAGTACCCCTTTCTGTAATCTTTCTACAGGAATATAACTATTAGGATTAGTACTATTAACTCTACATTTATATCTATTTATTCTATATTTAAAATTAATAGGCTCATCTATTAACTCTATTTGATATTTTCCTGTATTATCAACTAATACATTACCTTTTCTAAAATATTCTTTGTCGTCACATTCAAAATCTATATAAAAATATCCATAATTTATACCAGGCATTTGATTATGTATTCCTACAAAATCAATTCCTCCTCCTACTCTTTCATAAGCAAAGTCTATTGGGTAATATTTATTACTCATATTAAATATTTATTTGTTTGTCCATTTTATGATTTTCAAATAATCCTATTCTACCACCACCTCTAACTTTACCTTTGTCTGTCTTTTCTTCTTCTTCCATTTGTAGTAACTCTTGTAACCCTTTACGTACTCCTGCCATCTCTTTTAAATTTCGCATTAAGTCTGTTGCCTTATGAATAGGTTTTCCTGTATCAGTATCTCGTTCATTTAAATCTATTTCCTCAAAGAACTTCTTTAAATTATCAGCAGCTTTTTGTGCAGCAATTACTAATTCTGTAGTAGCTGAATAATTATGTTTTTTATATTGTTCTATAGCATCTTTTATTATTTTATCTACTTTCCAATCTTTAGGCATCATGTCTTCTTTTATCATTTTTAACCGTTCTTCTGGTACATATTCTTTATATACATTTAATCTATCTAAACTACACATAAAATATACAAATGTTAATTCTTTGATCGCCAACTTTTTATCTTTACTTTTATCTCTATTCCATACAACAGCATAAGCATCTATAACTAATGCTTCTGGTTGTATAACTAAATTATTTTCACTATTAAGTTCTATTAATTTATTCATGTTTGTCTTATTACTCTATCATTATTATGTGGGTCATCCCCATGATGTATATCTTTATACTCTTCTACACCACCACCTAATTCCCACCAATTAGTTTGTTTTCTTTCATCTTCATGATAACTAATATCTAAATCCGGTTCAGTTCTAATTCTAATTGTAGGAGCTATAGATGGGATATATTTAGGATATAATAATTTCATATTGTTAAATCTATTACCACACTCACATGTTTTAAAGTCTTCATCCATATTTTTTTGATTACCATAATATAGTATAGGGTTATTTTTAACCATTTTCTTTATATCATCATTATCATACTTATATTGTGGTTTATATCCCCGTTTACATATAAATTTATTACCACATTTACATTCATATAATGTATCTTCAGTCATACATTCTATAGATGTAGTTTCTTTAATATTATACTCTCTACCCCAAAGACTCACTATGTAATTTGTCATTGATTTTTTTGTATCTAAAATATTTATTTATTGCAGATTTATCTATACAAAATACTCCAAAATTAACTAATCTTGCATAATCATAAGTAGTACTATCTTCTAAATTAGTATTTCTAATATTATCTGCTATTAATGCAAATTGACTACGAACTATTATTCTAATTTCTGCTATAGGAATATTATGTACTTGTGCTAATTCTCTATATAACTTAATAACCCCTTCCTGTTCCTGTATTCTGTTAACGTCTGACATATCCTACCAATGGTTTATTTTTACTTAACAAATCTATTAACTTATCAACATTAATATTAACTATAAGATTACCAACATTCTCAACACTAACTTCACATCTAGTTTTATATATATTATTCTTATTTCGTATTATTTCACCAACACTTAATATTCTATCTGGTCTAACCCATATTCTACATTTAATATTTTTAGCTATTAACTTTTGAGTACCATCTTTTTTATTTCTAACTATATCATTTAATACCTGGAGTTGTACCATAGTTTATTTGTAAATTAATATTAATTTGATTATCTTTATCTGGATATACTATATAATTTTCATTTAACTCTTTACCTTGTATAATACTTCCTTGTAATCCCTTTTGTTTTCTAAATAAACTTATATTATTATTAAATGTACCTACATCTACTTTTAATCTATCCATCATTTCCTTTCGAATAACAGTACTAAATATAATTACATTTCGTTCTTCTCTAGTTAAATCTTTATACTTATTATTCTGATATAACAATTCAGCAAACATATATTGTTGTTGTCTAGTAAGTTCTAACTTATATAAAATATTTATTATTCCTATATATGATTTATAGAAGGTAAGTTCATTTACTCCTAATCGTACTTGTTTTACCATTATTTTCTCCAGTTATGTATTTTATTTGTTCTTTTTTCAACTTACTTCTATTATTAATTTCAGTTAATTCGTAAGTTCCAGTACTGCATAAATAGACTATATATTTTATTCCTGTACGGTTACATAGTCTATCTGCTAGTACTTTAACTTGATCTAATGTTAAAACCACATTTATTTAGTAAGAAAATCTTCTAATTCTGCTAACTCTACACCAGTTGTTTCATCTGTAATACCTAATCTGTTAGCAAATATAATAGCATCAGCAAACTTAGCTTCTTCTTCTATTTGTTCAGTAACAAACCATTGTAATTCTGCAAACGTTACTTTATCAGTATTAAATATTGCACTTGCTAATTTAGTATAATTATCTGTTACTACTTGTTCATGCTCATAAGATTTAGTAATAACATCTAGTAATGATTTAAATTCTTGTTGTGGTACAGGAATAACTTGTAACACTACTTTACCATTCCTATCATTAATATAATCTTCTAATTTTCTAGCATGACTAATTTCTTCATCACCATACTTACGATATTTATCTTTAGCTTTAAAAAACCCATAACAATCACACCAATTAGACATAGCCCAATAAATGTATGCTGATTGATATTCACCTTTAATTCGTTCATTAAGTAGTTTTTCTACTTCTTCTGATATTCTCTTTTTAAGTTCCATAGTTATTTAATTTTAATTGACTCAAATTCTTCTTTAATTTTATTAGCTTTTTCTTTATAGAAATTTATCATAAATTTCCACATTGTTTCACCCATTTCTTTATCTTTACTACCTATAGTATATATTCTTTTTCCTTTACTAAAAGCTCTATGTATTGATCCTTGTGTTAATGGATTTTCAACTACTAATTTATGATCTTCTACACATAAATTATCTTTAGCTACTAAATCAATTTTAATCATTCCTACTTCACCTATTTCTAAATACTTCTCATATTCTTTTACTACTTCAGAATAGGTTTTATAATCTTCACTTAATTCTTGTAATTTATCAAAATTTTCTATTTGCATATTATTTAATTTGTAATTATTAATTTATCAGTTAATTTAGTTTTACTAACTATTTGTACAAACTTATCTTGTACATCTTTTGGTAATGTTCTAAATAATTGAGTTAAGTTCTGTAGTAAATATTGTTTATGTTCATCTGTTAATTCTTCTTCAAATAATACTACTCTCTCATATTCTCCAGTCTCTTGATTAGTAACTATATCAAATGGATATAACATTAATCCTTCTTTTTGTGCTTTCTCGACTTTAAGTTGTAATTCTTGTTGTTTTTGTTCATTCATTATTCAAACGTTTATTTTTAATTATATTTATAGTATTTCTTAAATAATAATCTTCATCCATATCAGGTACTTCTTTTTGTAGTTGTTTATATGTGTCTCCATATTCTTTACTTGCTAAATCAATACTTATTATATTAGTGTTATTCCATTTAATTAATCTATCTAAATATTCTTTAGCTTTATTTAAATCTTCTAATTTAGTCTTACTATCTTTCTTTCCAGCACGTGTTATATATTTAATTATATTACCTTCACTAAACCCTAATTCATGTCTATTACAGAATTCTATTACATCAAATTCTCCTGCTTTATAATATTTAGGTTTATATAAACTATGAGATTGATTAATTATAGCTTTTTTAAAATCACTTTCAATTGTGATTAAATCTTCATCAATTATTTTAGTCTTTTTCAGTTTGCTCATTTATTCCAAATAGTTTTTGTTCAAAATTAGTTTCAAATATTGTTGGTGAACTTTTTTGATAATCTACATCATCTGTATATTGTATAATTTCATCTACACAATATTCATTTTCACCTTTTCCGTTAATAGGATATGTTGTTACTGGCATATTAAATTATTTGTTGTTTAGTTCCAATTTCAAATTTATCTATTATTTCTTGTTGTGGTAATCTATAATGCCAATCCATATTTAATTCAAACATTTTATTAGTTCTAAATTGACGTTCTTTAAATAATTTTAAAGTTCTATTAATTCCTATATTTTTATAATGTAATAATTTTATATTACTATTGTATATATTATCATTATAACATACGTGTGCGCCTACACTATATTTTATTTCATTTATAGTAGGTTTGAATAATATACATTTATCATATAATGTATCTTTTATTCCTGTTCTAATTTGTTCCGTTATAGGTTTTAAATATTCTAATTCTTCTAATTTACTATACATTTGATACCCTTCTAATTTATAAATACTATATCTTTTTTCTAATTCATTTTCAAAGTTACATAAATCTATAAATTCATCCATATCACATACTATTACATAATCAGCTTTAGAATCTTTCCACACTGTACTTTTTAATTCTATTAATTTGAATTCATCTTGCTGATTTTCCGTATCATATTTTATAATAGTTAATGGAATTCTATATTTAAGACATTCGTATATTAATATTTCACATGATCTATCAGTACTTTTATTATCATATACTGTTATACTATCTACTATAGTACTATAGTGCCTTATAAAAAATGGTATCATAAACTCTTCGTTATAACAAAATGTAAATAAATCTATCATACTATTATTCCCAATCCATAATGTTTTGGATAATTATAATAAGTTTTACCAATTAATTTACATATATCTTTCACAGCATTATTAACATCATTAAAAGATACTGTATCATGAAACAATGTCACATCACTATGATTAACTGACCATAACCCACATTCATAAGTATGTTCATAATCATGAACTATATCTACATGTATTAAATTATAACGATTTTTATTATTTTTTATAAACTCTTTATAATCACTTTTTATTAGTACTATATTATCAAAATCTTTTAAATTTTCTTTTGTACTATTTAAATGACATTGTTTTACCCCACTATGTATATCTCCTGTAAAAGTATCTACACCTACTACTTGAGTAAAATAATTTGCAAATGCTGCTGTAGAAAACCCCCACTCTACTCCAAATTCTAATGCAATATTTGTATTTATATTAAACCTAACAAGTATATCATATATTATAGATTCTAATCCTACCCACGCAGTACCTAATTTTATTAACTTTTTAGGTGTATTAAATATTGTTGGTTTATACTCAATTATAGTTTGTTCCATCCTCTATGTCCATCTTTAGCATGTAAATGTTTACATTTAATATCATGATTATTATATAAATTATAACCTTTATCCCCAGCATCTACACTCATCCATGCATCTGGAAATGCTCCTTTATTACTATCATCTATTCTAAATACAGTATCTTCTATTAATTTTCTATTATACAATGAACAACCACTTAATACATGATGAGTTTGTTGTACTCCTATTTTATTATAATCATGAAATCCTTTATAATATAGTCCTCCTATAATTCCCCAATTAACAGTTTTACTTATACTATTATATAACATTTCTATTCCGTTATCAGGAAGTATTAAATCACTTTCTATTATAATAAAATTATCATACTCAGGTTTACTAATAAAATCATTACGTAAATAATTTACTGATTCTACTACATTCCTTCTAAATAATGATTCTTTAGGTGTAATAGGTATATCAATATGAGTTATATTATTAGTATATAATGTTTTTAACTTATTAAAATACTCTAAATTATCATTGGTATTATCTACTATATAATACTTATACTTTTTTAATTCAGGTTGTTCAAAAAACTCTTTGTCACAATATTCCTTTACCTTGTGTGTATAAATAGCAATATATGGATTTATACTCTCCATGTGTTAAGTTGTTTTAAAAAATTTTCCATTATCTGGTTAATATTATATTCTTCTTCTATTTGTTCTTCAGCTAAATTTATTATTTCTGGTAATACTAATTTAAGTCTATGCTCTATTAATTGTAATTTACTCACTAATTCCTTTATATTACTAAATAATATTCCATTATGCCCATTATTGATGTCCTTACTATATGTACTTATATTACTTGCAGCTAGTATACATTTAAAATATGTAGCTTCTAAATATTTTAAATTACTTTTACATTTATTGAATGTATCAATTTTTAAAGGTGCTAATACTATATTAAAATCATTGAATATAGAATAATAATCTTTAGTTTCCACAAAATCATGATATACTAAATTATCTACATATTTTCCATTATATGTGAGTAAATTAAAATAATGGTCAAACTCTTTATTTTTTCCTTTACCATATAGATGTAGTTCATAGTTTATACTGTTTTTCATTAATTCTCTATTTAATCCTTTAATTACATCTATATCTTGACGATGACAAGTACCACCAGTATATGCAATTTTTAATTTACTATAATCCTTTTCCTGTACTTGTGGAAAATACATATACTCACTTTGATGTATAAAGTTAGGTATTACAAATACATTTTTATTATACTCTTTTAATTTATCCGCTAAAAACTCATTAGTAGTTGTTATTATATCTGCTGCTCGTAGTACACTACTTATTCTATCTGTATTGGATGTTTTATAAAACTTATGTAATACATGATATTCTGGCAATATATGATAATCATCACTATCTACTATTACAATTTTACCTATACTATGGAGTTGTTTAATTAACTCTAAACTACAAAATCCTGTATGTAGTACTATATATTTATACTCATTAAAATCACTCTTTCTCATCTTTATATCACCATCACACTCTAATATCTTTGTTCCTACACCCATTGATGATAACTTAGAGTATGGATTAATTAGTCTATACAATGGACAAGCAGTGCGTGGTAAATAACTGAGTACCAGGAATTTAGAATTAAAAGAAGTATCCATATATTAATCCGATTAAACATGATATAGTTAGTATTACTATTAATATAAATAAACATCCTTCGTATTCTTTTTTTTCTAAATCTATTTCATTTATCATAATCCATTACGTCTATTATTTGGATCTTCGTATTGTAAATCTATTTCTAAATACTCTGGTTGTATTATAGCTGGTATATCTAACATACTGTCTCTCCATTTTAAATATTCTACAGTTTTATATTGTAGATCCCATTCTCTTAAATACTGTTCATATAACTCTAACCAATTATCATTAGTTAATTCAAGTATTCCTTTATTTCGTAATAATAAAGGGTATCTAATTGGGACTTCAAAAATATCAATAACTTGTCCATTACCATCTATTAACCCTCCTAATTTACGTGGTTTATTATATTTCTTATACATAACAGTTTTAAACTCTTCAAATGTATATGGTTTATTTATTATTGATAGGTTATCAAATATTTTACTCATTATAGTAATCCTTTAATTTCTTCTTCATAATCAGCGCGTTTTTCAAGTTCTTCCTGTATCAATTGTTCAGGAATATGATTTACTAATTCTATTGAATATGTTCCATTACCATTCAATATAACTAGTTTTGATGTTTCAAACTCATCAGGTTTAACTCGTAGAATCAGATGGTTTGGTAACTCAATGAAACCCAATAACTTATAAGCCCCTAGTTGTAATTCATACTCCATTCTCTTACTCTGTGGGAATAATTTAAATGGTTCTTTTAACTTATTATAAGTCTTATCTATATTACTAGATGTTTTCCAATCTACTATTAAATATTTTCCTGTACTGGAATGTTGTAATAGTAGATCAATAGTACCTGCTAATTTATACTTTTTAGAATACACTCTTAACTCAACACCTATTACTTTATAATCTTTCAATATATCTTGTAAGAATAATACTACTGCTTTTTCTCGTGGTAAATCAGGTATAGTATTTTCATTATCCATTATATACATTTCTGCAAAACAATGTGTTCCTGTACCGTAAGAATTACTACGCTTACTATTTAAGTTCCAGTAGTGGACTAACTTATCTGGAGATAATGATGGTTCTCCTTTTGTCTTATGAGAATGTCGTACTCCTATAGCTGTATTCATAGGCTCAAATGGTTTAGTATATTGCTCTAACCAATGTGTAACTCTTTCTAATGAAACACCCTCTATTATATAATGTTTACCTTCTTTATCTAATTCTATAGACTTTTTATGTGGGTTATTATGTTTCAATGTACCTTTCATTTTAGTGGAATATCAGTACAAAATTCATCTATTTCCGGTACATAATATTTACTTTCCATGTGTCAAACTGTCTAATTTACGTATGTATAATACACTATCTATACTCTTTTGTAAACTATCTATACGATGATCTATCCTAGTATTAACCCTATCTATCATCATAATAGCCACACCATACAACATAACTACAAATATACTAATCACGCCAACCGTAATAATCAATTTCCTCATATTCAACAAATTAATTAAACATATCATTTAAATTATGTGCAAATATAATTAAAAAAAGTGAGACTACCAAATAATTTTCCTACAATTATAATTATAAAAATGAGAAAGTATTGAGTGTTATAGAGTAATGTAGATAGTGGTAAGGTATATGATGAGATAGTAGTAATGTAGCTATAAAAATTTTTTATAAAATTTTGTAAGTAATGATATAGTATTAATTTTTAAAATTTTATAAAATTATATGTTATTGAGAGCAAGTACCACCTAGACAAAATACCACTCCTCAACATTG